TTGCACGGCGTCGGCTACCTGTTCCTTACTAGCTTTTCCGTTTCCTGCTACATGCTTCTTGACAGTAGTAGGGGTGATTTCTATTACTTCGAATCCGTATTGGTAACATAGCATTCTTGATACGCCGTGAACCATGAATAGAATTTGTGTCGTTCGTTGGTGGCGTGAAAATCCTTTTTCGGAAATCACATAAGAAATTCTATCGCCGTATTCTTCTAGTATCTCCTTTAAGTGATTGTAGATTTGAAACAGTCTATAACCGTGAGATTTCTTTGAGGCTGTTTTTATATGTGAAAGGTGTATTACGTTTAGTTCCTTTGGTTTAACCTCTAAAACGGCAAATGCAGGGGACGAGAGGGACAAGTCCATCGAAAGTATAATCATTCGCGGATACCCCCCGTAAATTTTGCACACTCTAGTTTCCATTGACAGAACATACATTTTTTATTATCACCTTTTGGCATTTCACCAGTTTCTACGCCTTCGGCAACTTTAGCCCATTTATCTAATAGCTTTTGACGTTGTGCTTCGGTTACTTTCACGTAGAAAGCCGTCAAGTCTTGGCGTCCTGCTTGCTTAGTTCCCCATTTGTCCTTTGCTACTGCTTCATAAACAAGTACAAATTCATTGATACCAAATAGGATTGAATAGGCTACACATTGTTTGCGGTGATGGGGTGCAGGCTTTCCACTTTTAATAATTTGCTTAATTTGTGCAACAGAATTAGATTTCGTTTTGAATTCGAATCCAATTTGTGTACCGTCCTTATATTCCAAAATACCGTCCATCATTCCCGTTTCTACTAGGTCAATGTCTTTATGCTTAATTTGCTTCCAGTCCTCTAAAGGTTTTTCCCAAGCAGGCAAACCGTCACGCATTGGATTTTCGGGGTCTTTGATTCTAACTACCTTGAACATTGGCTTTTCAAGGTACTTTTCTGCATACAACAAATTACGTTGCCTAGCTTCATGAACTCCTGTACTATTTTCCGTCCATCGGCGTTGCCATGCGGTCATTTCGTCGGGGTCTCTAGGCATTCTAAGATTCTTGAAGAATAGTTCACGTTCGCATGAATCCGCCGAACTAGGAGAGAACTTTGCAAACTGTTTAGGATAAGTAGGTTTTTGGTCTAACTTCCAAACCTCATATTCTTTTTGTCTTAGTAGCAAGGTTTCTATTTCCTTATCCGCCCATATATTTAAACTGTTAATTTGATTGAAATGTTCTACAATGGCTTCTGCTAGTTCCTCGCCCCGTCTGTCATTATGAACAGACTGGCGAAGTTCTTTAGCACCACCCTTATTAAATAGTGTCTTAGTTGTCAATTACTTAACCGCCTTCCATTCTTTTAATTTACCGTCGTAGTGTTCGTCATATCCTTTTACATTTCGTGTGGCTTTGCCCGTTTCAACGTAGCCGTACCATGTGTCTAAATCCATTCCTTCGCCCCATCGTTCCATTACTTCGGGGTCAACTTTCATAGGTACTGAAACGTCGATACATGTACGCATGATATTTGCGATTTCCTCAATGATTTCTCTAGGCGTATCGCGTGGAATTTCGATTAATACCTCGTCGTGTACCGTGGCAACAATCTTGAAACCCATCTTCAAGCAATACTCATAAAGAAGAATCATAGCTAGTTTCATAACATCGGCAGCACTACCCTGAATCGTGGCATTTACTGACTGTCGATTAACGACATGATATTTTTTACCGACTTCCCAAATAGAAGCCTTTTCTTTATATGACAAGCCTTTTTCTTCCCAAATGAAGTCTTTAGGCTTTCTTCCGATTTTGCGTTCTGCTTTTTTCATAAGTGCTTTATATTGTTTAGCGATTAACCCATGTTCGGGAAAACGTCGCTTACGTCCATACATAGTAGAAACATGTTCGTACTTTTCCGCGTGTTCGTGACGTTCATCAATGTACGCCTTTACTTTTGGATAAGTAATATAGAAATCTTCAATGATTTGTTGTGCGTATTCTTCGGTGATTCCAATGTTTTCTGATAGAGTTTTAGAACCCATTCCGTACATGATTCCTAGCAAAATAGCTTTAATTACTTTACGTGGTTGGAATGTTCCCGTAGGGTCGTATTGTCCATCTAAGCAATACTTTTCATCTAATTTGAAAACCTTAGACGCCATTTCAACATATAAGTCACGCCCTGTAACATAGGCGTTAATCATAGTGTCGTCGCCCGATAAGTGAGAAAGTAATCGTGGTTCAATTTGTGAGAAATCGACACCGATAATAATGTAACCTTCGGGTGCTACTACTAGTTTTCTAGCCCGTGCGGGTAGGTTTTGTAGGTTAGGTTCTCGACTGGCAAAACGCCCCGTTACCGTGTCGGCTTGGTTGAATTGACCGTGTAAACGTCCATCACCTTTTACCTTTTGGGGTAACGCTTCTACATAAGTGCTTAGTAGTTTCTTAATATCTCGGTATTCAAGCACTAATTTGATAGAATCATTGTATTGTGCTAGTTTCTTCAAAGTCTTTGCGTCGGTGCTTCCTTTTTTGGAAACGTCAGGTAATCCCCAGTCGTCGTATAATTTCTTTTGGAGTTGAACAGGTGAATTAATATTGATACCGCCGAAACGCTTGTCAATTTCTTCTCCCATTTCGTCTAGTTGTGCTTGAAGTTCTTGTCGATATTGTTCTGCGAATTCCATATCAATCTTGAATCCGTTTTGTTCCATTTCGATACAAACTTCGGTGATAGGTCGTTCAATAGAGAAGTACAATTCCTTGACTTCGGGTAGTCTATCAAGATGAACCATTAAGAATTCTTTGTAGAATTTATAAGTTAAATGAGTATCTTTACACGCATAAACTGAACCTATTCCGATAGGTGTATTCTCGAAACCGCCCTTGCCGAACAGGTCTTCATATGTTGCGGATTTATCTACAAAACCGAAGAATCTGCCGTACTTGCTTGCTAGGTTTTTCAAAGCATAGCTAGGTTCATTTTCATTTAGTAGTTTCATAGCGATAAGCCCGTCAAAATGGAAGCCCCCCATTTTTACACCATGGCGTCGGAACATATGAATATCGTATTTTGCATTGAAGTAAATCTTCTTTAGTTCGTCCGACTCTAGTAATTCTCGTAACGATTCCAAAACGTACTTTCTGTCTAGCTGTTTGACTTTTGGTGCGTTATGGGCTACTGGAATATAGCAATGGTAGTCTGCTTTCGGTAGAGTGAAAGAGATACCCACGATTTCATCTTTAAAGTAATCTAGTCCCGTCGTTTCCGTATCGACTGCAATTTCTTCCTCTTGTGACATCATTTCTTTAAGATTGAATAACTGGTCGATAGTATGAATAGTGTGATAGTTTTTAGGCTTTTCACGAATCATCTTATCTATGATTGCTTCGCGTCGAATCTCGTTAAGCTGTTTCCACAATCGCAAAGCGTGGGCTTTAGTAAACTTCTTCATATCCTCTACGCCTTTTGATAGTTCATTATTTTCTACTGCTTCCTTAACAGCGATTAACCGTTCTTTATCTTTAGCTGATAAGTTAGTTTGGAAGATTCCTTTCTTGACCGAACCTGTATGAGACGTATAACCAGTAATCCAAATTTCGTCCCAACTAGGTTGATAGGTTGCGTCTTTCTTCTTTTGTGTTGCTTGTTTGACACGTTCTAACGCTTGTGTTTCGTCGTCCATTTGTAAGTTCAAATTCAAATTCATGTCCTTACCTCCTTGACTACTATTGGAAATGTCAAGTAGAAAATGTGACATGATAAACAAAAAAAGACTGCACCCGTCACGGTACAGTCAAAAAAAAATCAGAGAGGATAGCCATATATGAAAATGAGAAGTAGGGTAGGTAGGATATGGAACACTACCTACGGCAGTAACATAAAACCCATATTAAACCCACTTTTACTAGTATTGTGCCTACTTGTTAATTACAATTAGAATCCGCGTGTTGGGTCTTCTTCTTGTCCAGTTTCAGAATCTTGTGAATCTTCTGTCTTCTGTGAACCTGCTTTCGCACCTAGCAATTCCACTGGAAAACCTGCATTCTTCAATGATTCTACTTGTTGTTCATAAGTACGTGGAACTAACACCGCATTGAAAATTTCGTCGGTTACTTGCACACCGTCAAACTTATCGAACTTTTCTTGGTCTGCTTGTTTAAGGCGAACGATAGGTGATAAGTCATAAGAAGTTTCTGTCTTCGTTCCTGTACGAGAGAATGTAAAGCAAACTTCGTCTAAGAATTCTTCGTTATTTTCAATTTGTTTGATTAGCTTTTTAGCCTGGGCTTTTGAAGCGTCCCATACTCGAATTTCGCCCGTGTCAATATCGCCAAATGCGAAAATGTATCGCTTCTTAGGATATAAACGTTTGAAGTCTGCTAGTTCGTGTTCATCATCTAGTGGATTTACAATGTCTAGTACTTCATCAAATGCACACGCTTGACCAATTGGAAGGGTGCAAGGTTGGGTATAGATACCTAAATTGAAGTCGCCGTGAGAAAGATACTCTACATAATCTTCTACACCTAAAACACGTAGACGAACGGATTCATCTTCCTTCAATCTAATGTACGCCTTTTGTAAATCAACATTTTTTGCATTAACACTTTCTTTTGCTTCTGTTCCTCGTTTAGTAAAGATATTTGCCATTAAATCACTACTCCTTAGTATGTTTTGTATTAAGAAGGAGAGTCAAACAAGTGCCTAAAACCGAACAATTCACATATAAATTTTACGATATAGCGTAATTCGTTATTGCGTACTACGAAAAACCGTGTTATTATTTATAACATGAACCCCAGTTATTAGGACTAGGTACTAAGTTAGTTTGACTTTCCTTGTGCTATCTATTGGAAGTTCAGTAGCCTTTTTGTGACAGGAATTGTGCAAATTCTTGTTTAATTCGTCTAGCTTTTTGTCTAGCTGAACTAGTGTAAGAATCGAATCCTAACGCTTCGGCTACGTCTTGGTTATCGAATAATTGAGAGTTAATCATTTTTTCAACTACTTGGGCTTTCATGTCACCGTTTTTAACTGTGATTGAAAACTCAACAATGAGACTTTCCATGTCCATAGAAAATGTTGTTGATTCTTGAAGTGAAACAACTGAATAGTCGCCTACTAATTCACCGAACGTGCTATCTGAATCATTAGAAGCTGTGTCGTTCAGTGAGAATTGTTCATGTGAG